CGCTACGGCACCTGGGTCAACCCCGTATGACCGGATGATGTTGGCGACAATCTCCGCGCCCTTCGTGTTCTGCCCGCCTTGCGCCGCGATCTGGCGCCCTTGGACGAGATTCTGTTCGACCGCTGCCCAGGTGCGGATGATATCGGACGGCGTTTTGCCCTGCTGCTGCAATTCGGCGGCATATGGCTGGAAAAGCTCGATTGCGCCGGCATAATTGCGCTCGATTTCAGCGGCTTTCTGCAACCGTGGCGTAAATCCTGCCTCGATCGCCTTGTAGCGCTCAACGACCTTGGCCTGGCTGTCTTTCGGCAGGCTGGCGATCAAATCCTTGTCGGCCTGAGACCAGTGCTGCGGAACATCGGTCGCCAATTCGCCCGTTTTCGCCGATTCCGGCTCGGGGTCAACCACCGCGACCGGTTCGACAGGCTCGCGCGGCTCCGCTTCGCTGCCCTCAGCAGGTTCCTTCGGCAGAAACTTGCCGTCAGGGCCACGCTGGCGTTCGCCGGCAGGCTCAGTCGTTCTCGGCTCCGGCGTCTCGCGAGCAGGCGGCTCCCTTGCCGGCGCTTCCGTCGCGGTCGGTTCAGCCTCTGCCTCGTCAACCACGCGCGACAGGACCGAGCGTAAATCCTGGCCTTCTTCATCGGGCGGCATCAGGAACCTCTAATGTCAATTGGAAAGGTATATTCCCCAGCAAGATAGCGGGTTTATTTAGCAAACTACTCCGCGAATTTCTAACATTTTGCGGTTTTGCTATTCGTACCAAAACCCACTCCTCTCCATCCTCGGACGAGCGAAGCCATACCTGATCCCCATTCCATTGCTTACTAATGCTGACAGATGAGGCTTTGGCTTTCATCAGGTAACCTTCCTGTATCGTTCACACCAATCTTCCGGTCGGATTTGCCCGCTAACGACTTCGCAGGCTCGCGGGGGCTGCCAGTGGGCACAAATCCCGCAGTGTTGCGGCGGCTTCGCAGCAGGATGCTCATAGCCAACCGAAGCCTTGCTGACCTTTGCATCTTCGGCCTCCGCCGATTGCCGCAGGCTGTCGCGAACGCTGGGATAATCAGCCATCACGGCGTTGCCGAGCCCATGAGTTCAGCCGGCGAGACAGATCGGCAACCACGCCGAAGACCCACCAGCGAGCAAAACGACACGGCGTCATCCGTAACCCGCGCCACCATCGGTTCAACAGTCCCCCTTGCCTCGGTCCTCTGCCCGATCAGCCGCGTCGCGCACGTCATCCTTGACGCTCTTGCCGTCATCCGACGCCGCTTTCGGCTCCGCGCCCATGCGGTGAATCAGGATCTCCACCCGGCGATCCGGTGATTTCTGCCCCTCGCGCGAGCTATCCGATGCCGACACGACGCGTCCATGCGCCTCGATCCGGTACTCGGTGCCGGGCTTCGGCGTCTCGTTCATGCCGACCTTGTTCATCGACTCATGATCGAGGCTGACGCGCAGACCATGGTGGTAATCGGCGTCGTCACCCATTACCGGGCCATCCTTCCACGATTTCTCGCGAGCCGTCTTCTCGGCTTTGGTGCGCTTCATGTCGGCGAGTTTCATTGCATCTCTGCCTTTGCATAAGCGTCAATAATAGGACGGATAACCTTTTCGATCCGGCCTTCAGGTATTCCAAAATCATCAATTAGACAGCGCACCATAGCCTCGCCTTCTACACTCCGTTTGACATTCTTTCTTTTCGCGCGATCATTAACGGTTGTCTTAAAAATATCCAACAAATATGCATCAGACTTATGCCTTAAAGTCTCTATCGGATCGGGCAGCAGCGGAGCTAAAAGCTCTGCGGCCTCCGCAACCGTTATGTACTTTTTGTCCTTCGGCCAGAGTGAGGCTACCGACCGCTTCACGGCAAAATCCTCCCAACAGGCCCAGCATCCTTAGCCGCTCCACTCGCCGCTCGCGCCTCGGCATGAGCTTCCGGCGACGCCTCCAGCGCAGCCCGCAGATCATCACGCACCGGCGGCAGCGCCTCACGCTCGATCCCCTTCGGATACTCGTTCCCGACCTCGACCGCACCATGCCGGCGCAGGTGCTCGCGGTGCTCCGACCGGCTTGTGATCATCTCGCGTGTGATGACGCTCGGATAGGGCGTGATATCACTCTGGATGTACGGCGCAACGCGCGGCGGCAGCTTAGCATTGAGGTCAAGCTCGACTTCCTTGCCATTGCGTATGACGAAGCGGCGGCGGGTCATTTCATCCACCTAGCCTCGTCCCACGCTTGGTAACGCTTGGGCGGCCATAAAACCCACGCCGCGTTATAAGCTTTCCCAAACACCTTAAGATGAAACTCGCACATAGGGCGGTTAGACCATGTTGCCCGATAGAAATGCACGTTGACGTTGCGTGGTCCCACTGTAAAGCTCACACCAACCCCTCCGCGCACATAGCCCAAATAAGCGGTGACTCACGAGGGTCCGCTTCTTCAATATCCAACAAACTCTTCTCAAGTTCATCAATGACAGTGCGTCTCATAGCGTTCATAGCGATACCAGCCAGTCCGTCAGCTAACTTATCACGGTTGTACTTATTATATTTCTCGGGTTTTTTATGGGATCGAACAGAAATGATTTCTTCAGACACCTTTCTCCAATGCTGCCACATTGGGTCAGACGTGTCCTGCGAGCCAAACCCAAAAAGATCATCCATCACACCAACCCCCTCGTATCCCGCGACGCCAGATGTGTCAGCCTCGCCGCATCCAGCGCCTCGCGCCCGGCAACCTCACGTCCCCGAAGCGACAATTCGGCAATCCGTAGCTGGTTCTCCGCTGTCGTCCGCTGCTGGTCAGCGCTCGCCTCGATCTGCGCCGAAATTACCTTTGCCGCATTGGCTTGCTGGTCCGCTTGCGCCTTCGCCGCCGTCTGCTGCTGCGTCGCCTGCAACTTCGCGCCCTCGATCTGCGTCTCAGCCTGAATCTCCTGCGGCGACTTGGTGTTGCCCTTCTGCTGCGGAGGCGGAGGCGGCATCTGCTGCATCTTTTCGAGCGCGCTATCGAGCGCATCCTCCAACTGCCTGCTCGACGGGAAGGCGTGAAAGGCAAACTTGATCATCTCGGCGCCCAGCGGAGCCATCGCCGGATTCTGCTGCATGATCGGCACCATCGTCTCCATAAACGGCACGATCGCCCGCAAGAACTCCGTCCGCGCCGCCTTCTCCGCCTCCTCGTCAGCCGCAACCGTGCTGTCGGCCTCGATGTCGATCTTGTAGGACTTCGCCGCGTCCCCCCGCAGCAACTCGCACGCCGCCATGAACTTCTGCTGCCGGCTCGCCGTCTCGGCATCCCATGCCTGCTTCATCTGCATCCACTGCGCGAAGGCAGGGTTCAGCATCATCGGCGGCTGTTGCGGCGGCATCATTCCACCGCCGGGGAACGGGAGCACGTTTCCGCCCATCGGCGGGTGCGGCATCATTCCCGGCGGGGGCATTCCGCCTGGAGGCATGTCGCTCATGGCCCTAGTGTCCCATCCCGTACCATCGCTTCCCGAAGCGACTTTTCAAAATCATCCCTGGGTATTAGTCCCATTTCAAATGCGCGCCGGTAAACATCCATTATTTTCGGAAGTGGTTCCCGAGGTATGGCACCTTCTTCCATCATACATGAAATATCTGCTAACACTTTCACCGGACTATCTTCATTCCGCATCGCGCGCATTTTTATGAACGCATTGGCCGCCGTATTCAAGATCACGCCAGTATCGCTCATGGCGTTGCTCCAGCGACCATCGGATGCACAGGCGGCGGTAGGCTACCCCCAGCAGCCACACCGCTACCCGGCGCAATGCCACCCGGAGATGGCGCTCCCGGCGGCATACCTCCCGAGGGGACGGCAGGAGGCTGCATCGGTGGCGCCTGCAGTGGCGCCGGAACCATCATCGGAGGCGTCGGCGGCATGGCCGGCAACTGCTCCGGCAACCCGCTCATCTGCCCCAGCGTCTCGGGCGAGAAGTGCCGCGCCATCACCTGGCCTCGCAGCCGCATCAAATCCCGCGCAAACCGCGCAACCTGCTTCTGCGCACGGCTCACCCGCCGCGTCGCAAACTGCGCCTTCAACTGCTGCGCCCCCAACGTCTCGGTCGGGTTCGTCTCCCCCCGCAAAATATCCGCCATCCCCGTGATCTCGTAAAGCGTCCGCTTCACCCGATCCCGCGCATCATATAACTGAATCAACACCTTGGCGATCTGCTCCATCGGAGCCCACACGATCGCGTTCTGTAGCCCGCCCCTCTCCATAAACAGCGCCCACCCCTCGACCGGCACCAGCATGTTCTCGGCACCCGTGTCCGTAAACAGCTGCGAAATCTCCGCCTTGTTCTCCCCCGCGTACAACCCAACCACCTTCAGCGCCGTCGTCAACTTGTCAATCCGACCCGTCAGAATGTCCAACTCGATCGCCTGATCCTGATACTCCGAATAGTCGGCCACCGGCACCAGCGTCTCGTTCGTCGTCGTCGCACTCAGCGACCGCGGGCTCGGAAAGAACCCCGGCAACTCCAGCGGGTCACTCTGCCGGTCAAGCGGACCCTCGGGATAAGACGGCGCCACCCAAATCGCCTGCTTCTTCTGCCGGTCCCAAATCTCCCAAACCTGCGCCTTCTTGAACGCATCCGCTTGCGGTCCCTTCTCGCCGTCGTCCTCCAGACCCTTCGGCGTGTAGTCGAGCGTTACCTCCCGCCCAACCTTGCCAAACCGCTTGACCAACTCATCCCGCGTCATGTACGCGCGATACGCCTTCCACCACACGTCATTGTCAACCCGAGCCGGCGCCTCCCGGTAATCCTCCCAAAACACATACCGAACCGGCGCCCGCTCGTTATCGACCGGCCGAAACGTCGGCTGCTTGCCATCCTCGTCCGGCTCCGCCTCCGGGTCATCCTCCGGCTCGCCAAACTCAGGCTCGTAAAACACCCGAGCCACCCCCCGCCCCGGCAGCAGCCGATCCTCGACCACCCGCTGCATCACCTCGTCAAATTCGTCGAGATCATCCTCATATGCCAGCGCCCGTTCGAGGATCTCCGCACCCAACAACGCCGCCTCGTCCCCATTCTTGTGCCGCCGCTGCACGTCAGGCTTCGGTGTACGCCCATACAGGATCGGCTTCAGCGTCTCGACATTGCTCCACAAGATATTGAACTTCGCCGTGTTCCGCGACGGGTTGTCCCGCCTCTCGTCCCTATACCGCTTGACAATCAACCGACCCGTCTTCACCCACTTGCGATCCTCGCGCTCAGCCAGCCGCAACTGCTGCAGCCAGAACCGGCACACAGCACTCGCATCGTCGCCAATGTCCTCGCGACGCTCGATCGGTGCGAAGTTGCCGCCGAAGTCAGGCATTGCCAATCATCTCTTCAAGCTCTTTTTTCAGATCGGCAACCCCGTAATGGTAAGCCAGGGCCAGTCCCGCCGCCATGCCGCCGAAAAACACCACATCCTCGTCAGAAGCCACCTCCGGCACATTGCGAACAAAATGCCGCCACGCTTCAGCCGCAGTGCGATACTCCGGGCGGTCGTCCTCATTCAATTGCTTATCCCCCGCGCCCGCAGCGCCGGATCATCCTCGCGGTACACCCGACCCCCCGCCCGCAGCCATGCCTCTACCGTCTCGCAACCCTGCGGCCGACCCTCGACCGGCTGCCGCCGCGCCAAGTCACCGGCAGCGATCCCACGCTCGCGGAGAAAGGTCAGGCTATGCGACATGCTGCAAAACTTGCCGCTGATCGTACTATGACGCCGCCGCGTCAGCACCTTCCCACATTGCAGGCACCGCTGGCGGCGATCGATGAAGGTCATTCCACGATCCACCGATGGCCGCCCGCGCCAATCCACCGCGTCGGAACATACGCCGGGTCTTCCCTCGGCTCCGGCCCCGACCGCAGCGGCTCACCCAGCGGCGCCCCATCAGGGTCAAGACCGCTGGCGCGCATGTGTGCAGCAGCCAACGGGATCAGCGGCGGGAGGCAGCCAGCGAGATTCCCCTCGCCGACGCGCGCCGGCACCCCAATCACCCAGCGCAGGCGGTCAATCGCCTCGACCACGCGCTCAACCGACACGTCAGCACGAAAACTCAGATATCCCCCCTCACCGTCAGCCACTTCGTACTCAACCCCCAACGTCTGCGGCTCATCGCCCTCAAGCAAGAGCGACCCGCCCTCGCCACGCCAGACAACGCAATCATCGTCGTCCAACCCGTACTCCGGCCAGCCACGCTCCCACAACAGCGCAATCACCCTCATGCGAAAGCTGAGCGGCGGAGGCAACTCGTCCGTCATTGCCCCTCCCGGATCGTCAAACTCGGCGTCGCGCTCGCCGCGATGAAGCAAAACTGATTGACAGGCGCCGGCACGAAATAATGCAGCGCCCCAGCCAATAGCGTCGTCGTCCCCGCCGCCCCAATCGCCGCCGTGCATGGCGTGTTCGGCGTCGCCGCGCTCGTCTCGCAGTACCCGATGTTGATCGTCCCCGCGATGTTGTCCAGCGCCAACGTCTTGCGCTGCGTGTTCACGCCAAGGCAGTTGCCGCTCGTCACCGAGAGCGTCGCCGTCGTCACCTTGTCGCTAACCCCATGCGGCCACGACTGCGCTCGCGCCGTGCTCCAGACCGCTATCGCAACCACCAGCAGCGCAGCCAGCGCCAGGAGCGGCAGCGAGCCGCGCAGCATCCCGTTCTCTCCGCTCATGCGGCTTTCCTTTCACGGTCAAATCCATTCCGCATAGACACCCCGCCCCAAGTGCGGCTCAGCCTGACAATTCCCTCAATCTTGAGCCGGCGCCTCGTGCAGCAATTCCGTATCGATGTCAGTCGATGAATCGCCCTAATCTGGCACAGCTTCCCTCGCGGCCAGCGCCGTAAAGCGCTATGGAGGCTGCGAACATATAGAAATTTGTCCGTTCGCACCACGCCTCCTCAAATCCTCTGCGGCCGACCGCGCCCAGCGTCGCGCTTCTTCTGCCATTTGTCCAGTTCGCCGTAGGTCATTTCGGCAAGGCCACGGATCGGTTCGACGCTCGGCAACCTCCGCGTATATGGCCGCGACATGCAGGCATAGCGAGCCTCGTCGCCCGCATGATCCTCGCCGTCGCTGTCCACGTCCTCGGGCTTCTTATCGTCGTGCTGGAGCGCCGGCACCGTGCGAATGAAGTCTCGGCACGTCTCGAAGACGTACAGCATCGGCTCATCGTCGCCGCGAAACCGGTCGCGCATCTGGTCCCAGCCGGCGATCCGGTTGTTGTCCGCCCGCTGGAACGATATGCCCCGCGCCAGCATTCGTTCGGCAATCGACGGACCACCGTCCCGCTTCCAACATGCCGGGTCGGAAACCCGGTAGCTGGTGCGCTCCAGCTCGCGCATCTTGATCCCGTCCGCAACCTCCTCCGCTGTCATCTGCAAACCAACATCGGGCGAGGCCGCGCCGTACCATTCCCGATAGCGCACCATCGCCCCTGTCGGATACCGCCGCCCGTCAGGCAGCAGCGAGCCGTCGCTAATCGCCCACCATCCGACACTGAACGGCTTAGCCGAGCCCCAATCGAATGAGGCGAATTTCGTCCAATGCTCCGGGATGGCAAACGGCGAGATTACATGCTTATCGCGCACAAACTCGGGGAAATAGGCGCCGGCAACCACGTCCCAATCGCCATTCTCCATTGCGCGCACCAGCGCATCGGAGCCAAGGCCGCGCAGCCGCGAACGATAGGCCGGATCGTCATCGGTCATCGACGGGTTGTCGTCGAGCCTGGCCGGGATGAACTGCCGCAACATCCCGCCCTCGTCATCCCCCATTTGCCTCAGCGCCAGCGGCTCGGCGCTATCCACAAATGCAGCCTTAACCCACTGATGCCCGATATTGCCAGGATTGGAACCGCATAGAATCCGCGGAAACCGCCCCTCGTATTGCGGCGGCAACGTAATCCCCACCATCCGAGTCCGCCCGCGCAAGAACCGGTAAACGGTATCCTGAAAATGCGTAAGCTCATCCATAAGGAGCACATGAATTTCCGCCCCTTGATACTTGAAGCGATCCTGCTCATCCTTGCAATGGCAAAGGTAGATCCGAGATCCATTCCAGAAGCGGATTTCCTCCTCGACAACCTTGACGAATCCAGCCTGTTCCCATGGCGACAAGAGCGCTCGAAACCCTTTCGGCCCTTCCATGTGGTTCTTGATCAGATCAGGAAACAGCCGCCGGAAGACGTAAACTTGCAACCCGTTGATCGCTGCGCACCAGATGATCGCGGCCACCCGCATCAGGTGCGACTTGCCTCCCCCAGCTGCACCGCCGTACAGCACTTCGGTCGCAGGCGTATCGAGCGCGATCGCCTGCTTGTCGTGTAGCGCTAGGTTAATCTCGCCGAGAGGCATCTGTTGCTGACATGGCGCTGAAACGCCCAATGCATCGATATGCTATCTCATTGTAATTGCACACCGCTTCCTGCGTACACGCCAGATAGGCTATCTGGCAAGCCCCGCTATTCACGCCGGGGGCCATTGCTCAGAACGACGTTGAGGGTCGGCACCAGCGGAGCGCCGTCAGCGCCAGTTACCTCGGTGGTGACCTTCTCGCGCCAATCGTCCGGGCTCATATTTCTGAGCCCAAAATTGATCATGTTGGCTTGGCCGCCGCCGCCGCCAGTTTCCGCCACGGTCCTTCCGCGCTCCTCCCACCACCTACCGCAGGCAGCCTTCGCGCGCTTACAAGCTAAGGAAAACTCGGCGTGAACTTTAGCCCACTCCGTGATTGTGTCGCGGCAGACGCCGATTTCGCCGGCATAGGCGGTGAGGGAATATCCCCTGCCACAAAACTCGACCATCTCGTCGCAAAATTCGTCGCGATATTTGGGAGGTCGGCCGCCTGGGTGTGGCATGACCAGCGCGGATAAGCCCTTTTTCTGCATGTGTCCAGCGGAAAGTTGTTGCGTCCGTTGCGCGAGTGTGTCAACGTCACCCTCGTCAGAAGGAGATGATCATGTACGTTTGGCAAATGAATGACGGGCGCTGGCACATATCGCTGATGACCAGCCGCCGCGATCTGTTTTCGGCAATCCTCGCGAACAAGGCGGCGTTTGCCATGTACGACAGGGGTTACGAGACTGAGCGCGACGCGCGGGTTGCCGAGCGCCAAATCAGTGTTTTCATCAGCAGCGCGGCGTAGGGGGGGGACGATGGCAACGAATTACACGAAGACACCGGACGATCGGCCTTGGGCGCGGGATTTGTTTGTGGGCGATTTTC